AGTAAGCGTGTTCTTGGTGGTACACCAAAAGTTGCTGGTCTTAGTCGGGTTGAAAAACATCTAGAAGCCTCTGATAAATGTGTGCTTCCCGTTGAGTGCCATGATTGTGGTGAGAAGCACGTTCTGAGTTATGACAATGTACAGTGTCTTCAAAGTGAGGAAGGTCTTGTTCATGCTATCTATGGTCGTGAACTACCTCAGACGGCAGTATATGCTTGCCCTCTTGATTGCGGTTCAGTTTGGGACGATTACCAGCGTCAAGAAAATATCAGAAATACGGTGCTGAATGCGTTGGCTGCAGGTGATAAATATGGTGGCTGGGTTGGTACTGAAAAGTTTAATGGTATTAAAGGTTTTCACCAGTTATCAGAGCTTTATTGCTGTTTACCTGGTACGGGATTAGCTGACCTTGTTCATGACTACTTAACGGCAGAGCATCGTGCAAAGCTTGGTGATGAAAATGCCAAGATAGTGTTTATTAATTCTAAACTTGGTAAACCTTATCAGTTTGATAGCGGTTCATTAGAAGCAGACAGCCTAAGAAAATATGTAGATGACACCTATGAAGAACTTGAATGTCCGCAAAAAGGTTTGGTTGTCACTATTGGTATTGATGTACAGCACGATAGATTGGCCGTTGTCATTAAAGCCTGGGGCCGAAATGATGAATCATGGACAATTTACTGGGGTGAAATTCCGGCAAGCGTAACAATAATTGATAAGAATGACCCTGCTTGGTCGGCATTAGATGAGTTAGTTTTTGCCCCGTTTAAGCATGAGAGCGGGGTTAATATTTATGCCTCTGCAATTTCGATTGATTCGTCAGACGGTAATACAAATGACGCTGTTTATTCTTGGGTGATAAAGAACCAAAAGAAATTAGCGGGTTGCCAGGTTATGGCAATAAAGGGATCAAGTGAAAAAACTGATCCTGAAATATTTGTGCGTCCATCTAATAAAGTTATTAACCATAAAAATCCCAAGAAGCAAACAAAAGCGGATAAGTATGGTGTAAAGGTTCATATGGTCGGAACCAATAAAGCTAAGAATTGGGTTGAAGGTCAACTTAAATTGTTAGTGAAAGGCATTGGACGGTTTCATTTTTATAAAGGCATTCGAGACGACTACTTTGATCAAATGACTGGTGAAGTAAAAGCGCCTCATCGTAATGTTCCTAATCGGTTAATTTGGCAACAAAGACCAGGAAGGTTAATTGAAGCTTGGGATTGCGAACAATACGCCTTACATGCTGCAAGAGCTATCAGGGTAAATCTTAAATCACCTGCAGCCTGGGATGCTTTAGAAATAAAAATGACTCAGGCTGATATGTTCAGTCAGCCTGTTGGAAAGGCTGAAACAATTAATCAGCCAGTCAAATCAACAACAGTTGTCGTGACGAATACTAAGAAACCCGCGAATGGGGATAGCATGGCAGAATTAGGAAGGATGTTAGGAAATGGCTAGTCAAACTCAGTTAGATGAAGCAAATGCAGCATTACATACTTTGTTAATTGGTAAGCGTGCAGCAAAACTTGTTCAAAATGGCAAGTCTGTAGAGTATCAGCCTGCAGATGTAGATAAATTAAGAAACTATATTACATCACTCCAAAAACAACTAGGCGCTACGTCAAATCGTCGTGGGCCTGCAGGTGTATTTTAATGAATCCAAGTGTCAAACTTCTAGACCAATTCGGTGAACCAATGGCCTCATTAAATGGTGGGGGTGCTGGCTTTGGTGGTCAAATGCTCGATTATACACCTGCATTGCAGTCTGCAGATGCCGCTATTTTGCCAGGGCTGGATTTAGGAAATGCAAGATCTGATGATTTAAGGCGTAACAATGGTATTGCTTCGGGTGGTGTTCAGCTTCACATTGATAATATTGTTGGACATTCTTATCGACTAAGTTACAAACCAAGAAATAAACGTTTAGGCGCGGATAGTAAAGACCTTGCTGATTTTCGTAAAGATGCAGAGTCATTATGGATGGAAGAAGCAGAAGACCCTATCGGTTGTTGGTTAGATGCAGAAAGAAAGCGCACATTTACCATGATGATTCGTGAGGGTATCGGCACGCATACAACGCTTGGTGAGATAATGGCCTCTGCAGGCTGGGATACTAGCCCAGGAAGACCGTGCATAACGAATATAAAACTCGTTAGTCCAAAGCGTGTGAGTAACCCAAACAATGCAATGGATACTTCAAGGCTTCGGGGTGGTATTGAGTTTAATCATTCAGGGGCTTCTTTAGCTTTCAATGTAAGATCTCAAGATCATGGCGCTATTTTTGGAAATGGTTATGGTTATAAGTGGGATCGTATAGACCGTGAAACAAAGCATGGTCGGCCAAAGTTTATTCATATATTTGAACCAACTGAAGATGGCCAATCAAGAGGCACAAATCAATTTTTGTCTGTGATGGAGCAGCTTCATATGTTGCCTAAGCTGCAACATACAAAATTGCAAGAAGCAATCATTAACGCAATGTATGCTGCAGTGATTGAAACTGAATTAGGCTCAGACGCTGCTTTTGAAGTGATAGGGTCGGAAGGCGGTACAGACAATATTCAGAAGTATATGGCGTTAATGGCTCAATACCATAAAGGCGCAAATATAAAAATGAATGGTGCGAAAATACCGCACCTTGTTCCTGGTGAAAATCTTAAGCTGCTTACAAGTGGTAATGCAGACAATGGTTTTGTGAACTTAGAAGAATCTATTTTACGTTGGACTGCTCGTGGTTTGAATGTTCCCTATGAGTCGCTTGCTCAAAACTACAGTAAAACATCGTACAGTTCTGCAAGGGCTTCCATGCTTGAAGGCTGGCGTTACTTTATGGGGCGTCGAAAGATAATTGCATCTAGTTTTGCATCACAAATCTTTTCGCTTTGGTTAGAAGAAAAAATACAACGCGGTAATCTTGTTATTCCAAGGTCTGCCAAGTACGGCTTTTATGAAGCTAAAAGCGCCTGGTGTAATGCTGAATGGATAGGTAGCGGACGATTAGCGATTGATGGCCTTAAAGAAGTCAAAGAATCGGTATTAAGGATAGAGTCGGGTTTAAGCACATATGAAAAAGAAGCGGCTCTGATGGGAGAAGATTACCAAGAATTGTTTGAGCAGCAAATTTATGAAATGGCCGAACGTAAAAAAGGTGGTTTGCCTCAAGCGAGTTGGGTGTTAGCGAATCAATTTGCACCTGATGAAATGCCAGAACAAACACCTGCAGCTATGTCTGATCGCTAAAAGTCTGTTATATTCGCCTTCTTCGAACTAAAAAGGAGTCGAGAAGGTGATAAAAGGGCTTGGTGTAAGTAAAAATTTGATCGCGTTATTGCTTTTAGCTTTTTCATTTGGAAAATTAGGTGTTGTGGGCGCTTCTACTTTGGAAGGCTTTGATAAGAAGGCGAAAGGTTTAGGTTATGTTGGGTTTGAAGAACGAGACTTAGTTTCTATGATCTATCGAACTCAAACTGAGGGAGGGTTAGAAACTTATCTAAATAAGGTTATAGGTTGCTTCACTGAGCCAGATTATTGTTATCGACATTATAGTAAAGTCAAAGTGTTTCAGGTGCTAGACGATTCCTTGCTTTATTCGTTCTCTCAATATGATGAGAGTTTGAAAAACTACTTTGAGTTTCTGGTTCACGTAGAGAAAGAGACAGGAAAAATGTATCAAGAAGGACAGCGATTATCTAAAAAGAATTACGTCTTTACTGGGATGTTTAAATACAAAGCGCTAAATGGTACGGATAAAGAAATTCCATCATTTAAAGCCGTTGATTTATGAAGAGTTAAATATTTAAGACATAAGGTCTTAAAATACACCATACAAAACCTCGCAATTGCGGGGTTTTCTCGTTTCTGGGAGTTAGTTTTTTGAATACCAATCTACCAAACATCATGAGCCGGATACTTAACCAGCCATTAATGATGGAACCAGGCTATGCAAAAACGTTTATATCGGGTTTAGCGAATCGTTTCAATATTTCAAATTTATACGATATGAACGGTGAAGTACTCGGACGTGAAAAGTTGCGTGTTCGTGCTGGTTCTTATTCACCAGGTAGAGACCGCGACCGACCATATAGAGTTGAAGATGGTATTGCTGTCTTACCTATCGATGGCACCTTAGTTAATAAGTTCGGATACATGCAGCCATCTAGTGGCATGACAGGCTATGACGGTATTTTAGCAAGAGCTTCTGATGCGTTTAATGACCCTGAAATTCGGGGTGTGTTGATGGATATGGATACACCAGGTGGTGATGTAGCGGGTTGTTTTGATTGTGTTGCATCATTGAGAAAGATGGCGGCTGAATCAGAAAAACCATTTTGGTCGTTAGGGTATGACATGTATGCCTCTGCAGGTATGGCGCTTGCTTCGGCTACTGATCGAAGATTAATAACGTCAACGGCTGTTGCAGGATCGATTGGTGTGATCATGGCTCACGCCAGTATGGAAAAACAACTGGCTGAAAAAGGAATAGAAGTAACCTTGATCTATGCCGGAGCGCATAAAGCAGATGGCAACCCATATCAAAAATTATCTGAAGATGTATATAAACGGTTCCTTGCAAAAACAGAGTCACTAAGAGGTGATTTTGCGCAAATTGTTGCAACCAATACGGGTATTTCTTTAGAGCAAGTTCTAGCAACAGAAGCACAGTCTTATCGTGGTTCTGATGCTGTTCAAGTTGGATTGGCGGACGAAGTCGTAAACGGCAACGAAGCAATTCAAATATTTAGTGACTACCTGTCAACGCAGGGCAAAACGATTTCATTAGGAGTGAATATGTCAGATACAGAAAACAAAGTAATCGCGGAGGCAAAGGGTAAGGGCGCAGCGCTTGAATCACAAAAAAATAAGCCTTTAGCCGTCGAAGAGTCTAGGGAAAAAACCAATGCACAAGCGGTATCAGATGACCGTCAACGTATGAACAGTATTATGAGTGCAGAAGAGGCAAAGGGTCGTGAAACCTTAGCGAATCACCTTGCATTCAAAACGTCTTTGAATGTTGAAGATGCAATTGCAACATTGAAAGCTTCAGATCAAAAACAAGAAGCTTCAACATCTCATAAAACCGCGCTTGATATGGTGATGAAAGAAGAGAAAACCCCAGTGATTGGGGCTGATTTAGTTGATGCTTCTGCAGAAGTAAGTGGTATGGATAAAGCGGTAGAAATGTTTAATCAACAGCACGGTATTTCTGCATAACATTCATTATTAATTTTTTTATTTGGAGATTGAATTGTGGGTATTGAAAACTTTTCGACTGAAAATTGGGTGACGGGATCAGGTGTACAAGAAAATTCATCGGCTTCTATTGCTGCAGGTCAGGATTTGTTGGAACGCGTTCCACTTGGTCAAAATACAATTACGGGTGACTTTCATGAATGGGCACCTGCAGCAAATGATGGTACTGAAAAAGCGGTGTATTTAACGGCTTTTGCTGTAGACACTACTTCTGGAATAGCAGACAAACAAGTAACTAAAGCGGGAACATTTAACCCTGAATTAGTTAACTGGCCAGCAGGTACAACTGCAGTGCAAATGAAGTTGGCTTTTGTAGGTTCGCCAATCAGCTTACAAACACCTCGATAGAGTTGTTTGAAATTTAATTATATTTTTTGAGGAAAATAACATGGGATCATTAGATACCAAAACGCTCATTGGGCTGAAAAAGAAAGTACGCATACATGAAGGTTTCTTTTTGGCACGTTTCTTTCGTGCGCAAGTTAACTTTCCGACTGCAGAGGTTGCGTTTGATAAAATCAAGAAGGGTGTAAAACTTGCACCATTTGTTTCCCCTATGGTGGCAGGTAAGCCTAATCGTAAAGCAGGTGGTCAAACAGTTAGTATGGAACCAGCCTACGTTAAACCGCATGATATCGTTCGTCCTAAAGATCTTATTAAGCGTGTTCCTGGTGAAGATTTTGATGGAACTATGGATTTAAGTCAGCGTCGCATATTCACTGTACTAAATTTGCTTGACGAGCAAGAAGAATCAATTACTGCGCGGGAAGAGTGGATGGCTGTGCAAGCAGTGCTTCATGGAAGCGTAGTGATTGAAGGTGAAGACTATCCAACACAATTGGTTGAGTTTGGGCGAAATGACGCAAATAATATTGCGCTCGTTGGTGCTGCAAAATGGGACACAGTAGACCCTGAAACCTATGATGTAGATACTGATTTAGAAAACTGGGCCGATTTATCCGACGTGGTTTGTGACATGCTAACGTTTGATAAAAGTACATGGTCACGGTTTAAACAGTTCAAAATGGTGAAAGATAATCTTGAGACACGACGTGGTTCAAAGTCTGAAGTAGAGCTTGGCCCTCAGCTATCAAAAACGGTTCAATTTAAAGGTTGGTATGGTGATTTTGCTTGCTATGTTTACAAAGGTAAGTACGAAGAAAGTGATGGTACTGAGAAGCCTTATCTAGATACTGGACGATTACTACTGTCACCGTCTGAAAATGACGACGTTCGCTGTTATGGAGCGATACAAGACGCAAAGGCAATTGCTGAAGGTGGGCTTGTCGCTAAATCTCGTCATGCTAAAAACTGGTTTACAGATGACCCCAGTGTTGAAAATCTTCAGACTCAATCAGCGCCACTAATGGCGTGTTTGAATGCTGATGATTATGTTTCAGTTAGTACCTTTCAGTAATAGTTAAAGCTATAACTCAACAGAAAAAATCAAAACTATAACCCAAAAAATCGAAGCCTAAAGAGCTTCGCTTTTTTTATTTAAGGAATTGGAAAAATGGCAAAAGTCATGATGGTCGCAGTTTTAGTTTTACAAACTATTCAGTGTTTAATTGAGGGTAAAAGTATTACTTTTTTACCCTCTGATAAAGAACAAAAAATACCAAAAGATGCAGCGGATGATGCAGTGAAACTGGGTAAAGTGAAGCGTGTAGAAAAGAAAACAAAGCCACCTAAACCGACAAATAAAAAACCAGCAGCTTCTAAAACTGAAGGTGAAGGTGAAGGTGAAGGTGGTGAAGGCAGTAATGTCCAAGATCCAGATGGTGAAAATCAGGGTAGCGAATAGTGCCATCGCATTTCGATGACCATTGGGCGGATGCGAATCTTGACTTAAGAACAGAGTTTGCAGAAACCATTACGCTCAATGACCTGGGTAGATATATCCAGGCAACGGTTGATATTCCAGTAGAGCCGATTTCCCTGGGGCAAATAAGAACCGAAATACAAGACCCTCAATTTACGGTCATGGATTCCGAAATCTTAGGCTTGCTCGATGATCAGCTTATTACAGTGCGCGGTTTACCTTATAGAGTTGTTAAGCGTTTACCTGATGGCACGGGCTGGTCTGTGGTCACAATCGCGCCAGATCAAGCTGGCTTTGTGAATGACTTTGAATAAATAGGTGAATGAATGCCAAACACAGTATCTCTATCAATCGATACCGTTTTGACCGATTTTGCCGACCGCTTGGTTTTGCAAAGCCCTGAAGGTCAAAAAGCCATAAAAAGCACGATACGCGAAATGTCGGTTTGGCTATCAAGGCAAGTAAAACGAGCGGTTTCAAAGTCAATTGATGTTCGTCAGTCCGACCTGAACAAAGTTCTTAAGGGGAGGGTTAAATCTAAGGTGGTAGCGAAAGAATTTTATGCTGAAGTATGGATCGGCTTAAACCCGTTTCCGTTGCATAAAATGAACCCAGAACAAGCTGGTAAAGGGGTCATTTGGGGTGAGAAGCATCTGTGGCTAGGTACATTTATCGCTAATATTTACGGTGAAGAAAAGGTATGGAAGCGTAAATATAAAGGAAAAGGCAGTACTCATAGGGGGCGTGGTGACGGTCGTTTTCCTGTTGTGATGCAAGGAATAGATGTTTATCAAGTGGCTGGTAACGCACTAAAGCGAGTTGAAAAACAAGCGTCAGAAGAGTTTGCTAAGCGCTTTGTAAGGCGGCTAGATTTTTACCTGAATCCACCTAAATCAAGGCGTTCAAAATGAGTGATCTATCAGAGTACTTCGGCGCTATACGGGAAACAATCATAGAGAAAGTGTCTAGTCCAAGTCAGGCTTTAAGGTGCGAAGTGATGCACTTTGAACATAGCGACCCTGCAGCAAAGTTATCTTTGCCTTTAGTGTTGATTGGCGTGGCTAATTTAGACCAGGTTGATGAATTTGATTCGGCTGACTCAATGACTTTTTCGTTGTCAATGGAGGCTCATTGTATTTTGCCTTCTGCAAGTTGTGATGATGTTCATGCAATGAATTTTGCGATGTCAGTTATTAGCGTTCTAAACCGTGAAACTTTTGATTTGGAGTATGTTAGTTATCCTGAAAGCTTTGAAATTCACCCTTCTGAATTTATCAGTGTCAAACGAGGGTATGAAGCAAGGGTTGTTCAATGGCGTCAAGTTTTAACACTTGATCTCGATACGTTTTCTCAAGAATTAAATTCATTACTCATGGTCGACGGCAGGCATACCTTGTCAGGTACAACTGAACCTGAACACCGTGATCAAGTGATTTTTGAACCAATAAGTAATTGAACGGGCAATAGGAGCCAGAGCAATGCAAAAACAAACTAAAAAGTATTTAGTTCCGAAATCGGGGTTAAGAGTGATCTGCCCTGAATTGAGTTCTCCACTACCTAAAGAGGGTGATTATCGGCACATGACACCGTATTGGTGGAAGCGAAAAAGCGACCAAGATATTGAGGTTTTTGACAGTGTTCAAGCTGCCAAAAAAGCAGAAAAAAAAGACAAACCTAGTCCAGCAAAAGCTAAAGGGGTGACTGTACAATGACTATTTCGTTTAATCAGGTGGCGGGTAATGCGTGGATTGTGCCAGGTTCTTATATTGAATTTGACAACAGTTTAGCCAATACCGCTTCACTGGCTTATAAAACCCTGGTGATAGCGCCTCGTTTATCAACTGGCTTACAGGCAGCGAATGAAATACATCGGATTACCAGCAAAGAACAAGCCCAAGAAAATCTGGGTATAGGTTCAGCGGGTGGTTTAATGGTTGCTGCAGCGCTGGCAGCATCTAGTGTCATTGATTTACATGTCTTGGCGGTTGATGATAACGGTGCTGGTACTGAAGCAGCGGCCTCTATTGTGGTGAATGGTGCGGCAAATAAAGCAGGCTTGCTTAACATTGTTTTAGGTGAGCAGTTCGTACAGGTGCCAGTAGCATCTGGTCAAACTTCCGACGCTATTACAACGGGTATTACGGTAGCTGTCGCGGCAAAGCTGGATTGGCCTTTGTTAGCGGTGGTAAATGGCGCAAATACATCACAAATTGATTTTACTTTTCGTCACAAAGGCGCGTTTGGTAATGATGCGCAGGTTCAAATTGAATGGGTTGGCGAGCTACCAACAACGCCAACATTCAGTAATAACGGTGTTGCCGATATGTCTGGTGGTGCAGGCAATCCTGATCTAGCGCCAGTTATCGCATCGATGGGTGATGAGTGGTATCAAGTAATTATTAACCCGTTTAATGACAGCGATAATATGACGGTGTTAGAAACGGAGCTTGAAAACCGTTTTGACGCCATGACACAGTTAGGCGGTTTTAATGTCACCGGCTATCGTGGGTCGCACGGTGAAACAACAACGTATGTTGCTAATCGAAACTCATTTACCACCTGTCTTTTCGGTACAAATGAATCACAAAGCATGGCGTTTGTTGCAGCAGCAACGGTGGGTGCAATTGCTAGTCAAGAGCTAGAAAAAGATCCAGCCCGACCGCTTCAAACTCTCGAAATTGATAACTTCAATCCAGCACTTAGAAATAAAAGATGGGATTCCCAAGAGCGAAATATTTTACTTCGTGAAGGGGTAAGCACTTATACCGTGGGCGATGACGGACGCCCACGCATTGAATCATTGGTTACTACCTACAATAAAAATGCAGGCGGCTTTGATGACAATAGCTATCGCTATCTTAATACCTTAGCTACGTTGCAGCGTGTTCGCTGGGAACAGCGAAAAATGATTGCGAGTAAGTTTCCGCGTTCAAAGTTAGCTGAAGATACTGACCTGGATAAGTTTGGGGAAGGCCAGGACATAATGACGCCTTCACGCTTCAAAGCTGAAATGCTCGTGCTGTATCGGTCTTTTGTGGAGCGTGGTTGGCTGCAAGATTTTGATAATTACAAAGCAACGTTTCATGCAGAAATTAATATCGACAATAAGAGTCGTATTGATTACACGGATCAACCTACTCTTATCAGTGGCATGCGTCTTGTCGCGGGTAAAATGCAATTCAAATAAGGTGAATAAAATATGGCTAAGAAATTTACGGGTCGGGCTTACATAAATGTGCCTGGTTTTGGTCGTTTACCGACTGAAAAAGGGTCAACGCTTGAGCTGAATGGTGTGACTAAAGAAGCTGTACCAACAGATTCCGGCATAGCAGGATTTAGAGATGGTGATCCAGTACCAGGTAAAATTGAATTATCGGTACATCACCATAAAGATATAAGCATTCAACAGTTGCAGGACTTTACTGGCAATATTGATTTTGAAACAGATACGGGTGTTTCGTTTAAGGCGGTTGATTGTGTGTGTGAAAACCCGCTCAGTTTATCTGGCGGCATGATTCCGGCTGTATTTTTAGCGGTACGAGTTGAGGAGCAGTAAAAGTATGTCTGATGTAGTTAAGCAAACGACTGAGGCCAGGGTAAGTGAGCAGGCAAAACAGTATAAGGTTGAGTATTCGTGTATCACTCTTAGTAAACCGTTTGATATAGCCGGGCTAGAAGTTGAAGCGCTATATATGCGAGAGCCTGTGGCGCTAGATTTTGATTACCTGGATGTTGAAGAGGGTGAAAGCGCGATGAAAGGGGTTCGGCTTATGATCTGCGGACTTTGTTGTGTGTCTTCTGAGGCTTTGGATTTCTTACCGCTTACTGACTACGGTAAGTTAATGAGTAGAGTGAAACCTTTTTTGGATATCGCCCTGTAGATATATGGGATCTGATGGGCGATCTCGCTTACAAACTAAAGTTTTCTCCTTCTGATCTACGCTCAATGCCATTTAAGCATTTGCTTAAATGGCATAAGCAAGCTTTGAGGTTTGAACAAGATGTCAACGAAGAAACTTAATGCCGTCGTGATGGCAAAGTTAATTGATAAAATTACTGGCCCTGCACGAAAGATTAGATCAAATGTAAAAAGCCTAAACGATAAAATGCGCAAGCTTCGCAAAACTATGAAGTTGAAAGGTGTTGATGAGCGTTGGAAGCGAATTTCAAAGCGTTTTGAAAAGTTAAAAATGAGCGCTAAAAGTTTGGGTAAAATTACGGGCTTTATGACTGGCCTGAGTGCAGCGGCTGGATTTTTGTTTAGTAAGCTGGCAAGCGGTAATGATCGTGTAGCCAAGTTTGCTAAACAAATAAACTGGACGACCGACCAGCTTCAAGAAATGCGCTATGCCGCGCAAATACTAGCTTCGGTCGGTAACAAGGCGTTTGATACCTCAATGCAGCGTTTTACTCGTCGTGTCGCAGAAGCAGCAGCGGGAACAGGTGAGGCTCAAGGTGCTTTAAAGCACCTGGGAGTCACTTTATTAGATGGTGAGGGTAAAATAAAAAACACCTCAATATTGCTTGAAGAAGTCGCAGACGCAATACAAAAAGTCAAAAACGAACAAACCAGAAACTTAATATCAGCGAAGCTTTTCGATATGGAAGGTGTTGCTTTGGTGAACATGTTAAGTGCTGGTCGTAAAGAAATTAAAAAGTACCGTGAAGAAGCGCGTCGAGTAGGTGCTGTGGTTGATAAAAAAACCTTACAGCAGTCAGAGCAATATGGTGACAATGTAACTCGCTTGACGGCTGTTTTAGGCGGCATGGTAAAACGAATTCAAGGTTTGGTACTGCCTACGGTAGTCAAGTTAACAAATAAGCTTGTAGAGCTTGTTAGTGCGCCTAATTTCAATACTGACTTAATGGCGGGTGTGAATGATTTTCTTTCAGTATTGAGAGAAATCAAGAGCGGAATTATAACCGTTGTCAATTGGGTTGGTGGTTGGAAAAATGCAACGATTGGCTTGTTTGCATTATTAGGTAGCGGGGTGTTGCTTAACGTAATTACTTTGGTTGCATTACTTTCAAAAGGGCTTTTCCTTCTGGGGTCGTTTGCATTGCCTTTAGTGATCGCAGGATTTAAGTGGCTGGCGGTTGCTGCTGCACTCAATCCGATTGGTTTACTGGTCGTTGGGATTGCTGCGGGAGTCGGTTTGATTGTCGCGGCTGCAGGGGCAATTATTAAGCATTGGGAACCGATAAGTAATTTCTTTTCAAGTTTATGGGATGGGGCAAAATCTGGTTTTACTGCGTTCCTTACGGTGGTCAAAAGTCACTTTGAATTTCTTACTAACTTGATTCCTAACTTTCTCAAAAAGCAGTTTAAGTTGTTAAGTGCTGTTGTGCCTGATTTTGTTAAGGACTTGTTCCCGTCTGATATTGCTTTGACAGTTAAGCGTGAAAGTATAGAAACCTTGGTGCCTAGAAAGAATCGGGTGGCTGTAGAAACGTTAACAACGAGGCGTGAACAGCGTCGTAGAAATCAATCTAAAACAAAAACACAGCAAGCCTCTAAAACTGAGGTGGGTGGTGAATTGCATATCAAAATCGAATCAGATGGTATGCCAAGAGTTAAAAATCTTCGTCAACATGGGCAGGCTATGGGTTTGCGAGTTGACACTGGCTTAGCTTTTTCTGGCACTTAAATCTAATACTTCTTTTCAGATCAAATCTATTAAAAGGCAAAAATTATGTCTTGGCGTAAAGGGTTGCGCGAATCTAGTTTTCGTGGTGTGCCGTTTTTTTATCGAGAAAGTTCAAAGCCTGTTGGTCGTCGTTTGCATGTACATCAATACCCTAGGCGTGATGAAACTCATGCAGAAGATTTGGGTGGGGTCGCCAAAGATTGGGCCTATGATGCGTTTGTGTTTGGTGATGACTACATGTCTCAAAGAGACAAGCTTATTGATGCTTTGAATAAAGAAGGGCCAGGTGAGTTTATTCATCCTCGTGAGGGGAGTTTTTGGGTTAAAGCAGGGCTTGGTTCGGTTTCAGAAAGCACGAGTGAAGGGGGCTATGCTCAGTTTAGCCTTACCTTTGTTTATGCAGGTGAGCAGGCATTACAGGGTTCAATAAAAAACACTACTGTTGCTGTAGAGCAGGCGGCAGAAGTTGTGATGAACGCGGTAACAAATGAGCTAGATACTGAATTAGACGCCGATAGTGGTTTATCGTCTGATGCTGCAGTTGAAACGCTTTCGTTCAGCATGAACGATTTGAAGCGTATTAATGGCGGCATTAATGAACGGATTGCAAATGTATCTGATATTGGTAGTCAGATTGATGAGGTTGGTGATGATGTAGCAGAGTTGATTGGTCAGCCTGCAGCGTTAGTCACAGCGTATTCAAGGGTTCTATTTAGTCTTTACGGTGCTTACCAGGGTGTAGCGGGAGCGTTCAATATTTATAGAGACCTGGATCAGAGTTTTGTATTTGTTGATGTTGCACCAAACACCACGCCTACAAATAAAATTATTAACGCTAATCAAGCTTTGTTGTCTAACTCTCTGCGAGCTATGAATACTGCAGTGGCAGCAAAAGCGATCGCAAAACTTTCTTTTGCGGTTGATGCAAGCGCAAGTGAAAGTCCATTTGATAATTTCAGCGAGGTCATAGCGGTACGGGATAGCATAATTTCTTCACTTGATGAAGTAAGCGAAACGGTTGGATATGGCTTGTATGAGGCGCTTAAGTTGTTAAGCGTTCAGTTTAGTGAGCACCTTAATAATCATGGTGTGCGGTTGCCTCGTATTCATCACTACAAACTTAAAGAATGTAGACCCTGGTTAGCCGTGGCGTATGAATTGGTCGGTGATGCCTCGCTTGCTGAAGAGTTGCGCGTAAGGAATAGATTAAAACAGCCACTTTTTATTGAGTCGGGAAAGTTATTGGAATATATGCGTTAAAGGGAGGGCTTATGAGCACGGTTTATTTAGAGTCTGGGCAAGATCGTTTGTATGGATGGGAAGAGGTAAGTATTCATTATTCAATGGACGCGATTGCTGCTACGTATGACCTTACTTTTAGTGAAGAAGCTAAAGATCATGAAACGCTTGAAGATATCAGTTTAAAGCTGGGAGATCCTATAAAAATCCGGCTTGATAATGACCTGGTGTTAACTGGCTGGCAAGAGGAAATTTTAGTTGATTACGGTGCTGATCGTCATGATATTTCTGCAAATGGTAGAAGTTTAACGGGTGATCTCGTTGAGTGTCCGCTTGATGTTAATGGTCAGCAAAATAAGCAATATAAAAAGCAAAAATTTGATGCGATAGCCAAAGAGTTATGCGCGCCTTTTGGTGTCGAGGTAGTGGTGGATGAAGGTGTTGATTTAGGTGATCCATTAACTCAGACCATTGATGAAGGTCAAACTATTCATGAGTTTTTAAATCAACTGGCGCGCTATCGAGGTTTACGTTTAACGTCTGATTTTGATGGTCGTTTACATATTACAAAGCCTGGGATATATCGAACTGAAACAGTGTTAAAGCTAGGTGAAAATATTAAGCGCGGAAGTGGACGGTTTAGTACACGGCAGGTATTTAGCAGTTACACCATTCTTTCGCAGCTTTCAGGGTTTGGTGCAGAAGCGGGGCCGGATGTTGTCGCAAGACAAAAAGGGCGTGAACTAGAAGAGGTTTTGAAAGGTCGGCACCGTCCTTTTGTGGCGGTAAGTGATCGTTCATCTAGTTCAGGTGAATGTCAGTCTAGAGCCAAGTTTGAACAGCGCACGCGTAACGGTAGGGCGCAAGCAGTTACTTATGTTTACCAGGGCTGGAAAGACGAACAGGGTTTGCTTTGGCGTATTAATACTGTTGTGCCAGTTTATGATTCGTGGATGGGTATCCAGGGTGATCGATTGATTAGCGGTGTGCGGTATATCGATAGCGATGATGGTCTGATTGTTGAAATAACGGTCATGCCCTTAAGCTCGTTTGATATGCGAATAGAATCTGAAAAACAAGAGGAAAAATTCTTCTAATGGAATCATTAAATAGATTACTTGAACCGATTAGGCAAAAAATTAGAACCTTGTCAGGACGCGCTTTGGTTACTCAAATAAACCCATCGGGAGCGGTACAAAAACTTCAGGTTATCACTGAGGGCGGTGGGGCGATGGATAACGTCGAACTTATTGAGCCTTTTGGTCTTACTACTTCGCCACCTGCAGGGAAACAGTATGGCTATTACCTGAAGCCTAATGCTGATGGTAGTCAAATGCTGCTTTTTTGTGTAGATGGTCGAAAATATCGGCTTGAGATTAATGCGGATGAAGCCTCGTTATATAACAGTCAAGGTGATCGGGTGCATATTAGAAATAATGGTGAAGTGCATGTTAAAGCGTCGGCAAAAGTTTATGCCGAAACACCGCTTTTTGAATGCACGGCTGATTGTTTAGTAGGCGGAAATCTCAAGGTAATGGGTACAACCCAACTCATGCAGACAACCACAATTGAATCCGGTTCATTTATCTGCGCGGCTGCCAGTGTGTTTTCTGCAGCCGTTGGGTTTATAGCAGCGGTTACTCACAACGGGGTGACGATAGGAATAGAGCACCAACATAGTGCTGGTACAGAGCCAGATGGAACAACAGGAACAGTCATACCATGAACGCAATAACAATCTGCTATAACGAGACAATCGGTACAGGTGATATGGGCTCAGTGATCAATAAAAGTTTAGGTGGGGGAAACTGGTTGGAAACGGCAGTTTATACCTCTTTGTTTACGAATAAACGTAACCCTGAAACTAGTGAACAGGGTTATTGGGGTGATGTATTTAATGGTGAATCATATGGGTCGCTTTTGTATACATTGGCTCGTAGTAAGCTTTATTCAGTGACGTTGGGCAAAGCAAATGATTATTGCCGTGATGCTTTGTCGTGGTTGGTGAAAGGTGATTATGTCAAAAGTTTTGACGTGTCGGTGAGTGCGGTGAATGACATGAAATTGCAGTTAATCGTAGTACTGACTTTGCCAGATAACACTGATGTAACTCAAATAGAGGAATATTCCCTTGCTGCCTAATACGCCAACCTTAAAAGTATTGCGCTCTCGAATCGCTAAAGAGTTAGAGCAGAAGCATCAACAACAAGGTGTGGAAATTGATGTAAAAACACCAGGGCTTGGTTATGCCGAGATAGTGAATGTGCTCTCAGGTGTTGCTCATGGTTTGTGGGGTGGGTTGAACTATATCGCTGATCAACAATTAGTTAAGACGATGGCGGATGATACCGTGGTTGCTGCAGCAGGTGAGTATGGTTTAACTCGTGTACTTGCAGGGTATTCTCAAGGAATGGTGACAGTTATCTCAACGGATATTGCGACGGTTTCAGCGGGAACGTTCTTGACTTCGTCGGAGGGCTATCGATATAAAACATTAGCAGACTTCACTTTTTCAGGTGTAGGTTCTACAGAACTAAGCGTAGTCGCGGTAACGTCGGGTATCTTGTCAGATCTTCCTGTAGGTGGGGTATTAACGTTTGAAACACCAATCCAAAATATCAATTCTGAAGCGTCGATATCAACTGGAATAATTGGTGGCACATCACTAGAAAGTATTGAGCGTTTGGGTGATAGGTTGCTGTTACGCAAGCAGGCTCCGCCAAAAGGTGGTTCTCGTGAAGATTATAAAACATGGGCGAAAGAAGCGCATGCAGATGTGACACGAGCTTGGGTTTTTGAGCATGAAAACGGTGTGGGTAGTGTTGTTGTTAGAGTCGTAACGGAAGGTTTAGAGAATCCGATACCTGGTGCGGCAGTCATTAGTGATATTTACGACTATATTAGTGATCTTCGTCCTGCTGGGCTGCGCGCATTTAGTGTCGAAGCGCTAACGCCAGTACCTTTAAACTTACAGTTTACCAAGCTGACTCCCAACACACCTGAAGTTCAGGCTGCAGTTGAATTAGAAATTACTGATTTTCTTCATAAAGAAGCCGCGCCAGATCAGTTGGCTTATATCTCACATATTCGAGAAGCAATCAGTCGTGCAGTTGGTGAACGTGATTTTGCGATAACGCTAAATGCAGATGTTACGCTTTCAACGAGTGAATATCTCGTACTTGGCACCACTATTTTTCCATAGGTTTTGGTCAAAACTACCATGAATTATACCGTCGAAGATTTTAGGGATATCTGCTTGCAGTTATTACCTTCTGGCCCCGCGTGGCCGCGTGAATCATCAAGCAGGTTTGGGCTGTTATTTGAATCGTTGATGTCAGAATTTGTTGTGATTAATAACGCAATGCAGCAGTTAACCGAAGAAATGAGCCCTATCAATTCAAGTTTGTTGTTTGAGCTTTGGGAAGCAGAATATGGTTTGCCTGGTACTTGTATCACGGAGGTTCAAACAATTGAGCAAAGGCAAGGTGCGTTAATTGAGCGGCATACGTATGTTGGTCGGCAAGATAGGCAGTTTTTTATTGATCTGGCCAATCGGTTAGGTTTTACCATCACCATTGATGAGTTTAGCGCCTTATCACCTGGGCCTTCAGGCAGTTATGCGGTGGCGCGTGAATCTGGAAACTTAACGCAAGTGACGCCTGTAGGGGATGACTGGAATTTTGTTTGGCGTGTCAATGCTTCGATAGATGCGCTTGCTGTCAGGGAGTATCCAGGCGCTTACGGTGAGTTCTATCAAGGCGCACGAAACCAGCTTCTTGAGTGTACTTTGCGCCACTTTTGTCACATTCATCGTGTATTGATTTTCTCTTATAGCTAACTTTTAAAACAAATAGGTACTTTATGGATTATCCAGTTTCAGATGTTGGGTCGTTGCTGCAAGAAGGTAAATTTTCAGATGGTGATGCATCTCAAGGTATTCAGTCTTCAATTGATAAATCGGCTCATATGAATGCGGTTTATGATGAAATTATTGCTGCAATTACAGGTCTCGGTCTAGCGCCAGATGAAACCAGCTTTAACCAACTTTCTCAAGCAATTAATATTGCGGCACCTCGTACTCAAATTACGTATCACTATGTCGATATCAGTGCTGCTAATCCTGTTCCTGGTTGGGTGTTGTGTGATGGCGCAGGTGGTACGCCAGCGTTAATTGACCGCGTTGTTATGGGGGCAGGTGGCACTCATGCTGTCGGTGATACAGGTGGAGAACTACAAGTTAATACAAGTACGCGTGCTGCTGTGACGCCAACTATTACGGTAGAAAATCACACGATATCAGAAACAGAATCAGCAGAACACGATCATTCATTTGGTTTTGAGGTAGGTGCTTCAAGGGGCTCACCAGATAACCCTCCTGGTATCGCAATCCAATCACAAACGACTCAGCCAGATGCTAAAACAGCATTATCTGGTGGAAGCCAGGGACACGCGCACACTGCAATCTCAAGTGCCGTACCTGAGCATTATCATTTTGTAAATACCTTGCCGCCATTCTTTGCCTTGGCACCGTTTATACGCGCTGATTATTTAGCTGACATTGTTACTGCAGGTGGAATATGAGATTAAAAATTGTTGTTGTGGATGGTCTGATTATCGTCGATGGCCAGAGAGTAAAAATTGATTTAACTGCCGTGCCTGATTTGCCCGATATTTCGAATGTTTGGGCAATTTCATGGAACGACGCTT